ATAAACTGACCATTAATCTGGATATCTGGACATCAAACACCAATCAAAAAATGCAACTCTTGGAACAGATAGTTGTGTTGTTCAATCCTGCCTTGGAAATACAAAACACCGACAACTACATTGACTGGACCAGCCTGACTGTGTGTAATCTAGAGCGTGTCAACTGGAGCAGCCGAACTATTCCTATCAATGCCGAGAATCCCATTGATGTTGCCACACTGACATTTAGCATACCTATCTGGATCTCCAGCCCGGCCAAGGTCAAGAAACTGGGTGTGGTTGAGCGCATTGTGGCCAGTGTGTTTGATGCCAATGGCGATGCATCCAACGCTATTTTAGACAACGATTTATTGCTAGGCACACGTCAAGTGTTTACGCCTTATGCCTATCAGGTGCTGTTGGTTGGTGGCAAACTACAGGCCTTGCGCCCTCCACAGGTCATCAACGAACCCAACACCAGCCTGACACCGCCAGAATCGCCGCCCAGCAACCTGCTATGGTCAGCCGTGGTCGGAGAATATGGTGTGTTGCGTCCAGGCATCAGCTACATCAAGCTGGAACAAGAAGATGGCACAGATGTGATAGGTACCGTGGCCTTTGACCCTACCGATGACAGATTCTTGTTGTTTACTCTGGATCCCGACACTGTGCCAGCCAACACCTTAGAGGCAGTTGATGCTGTGATTGACCCATTGCGCAGTGGCCCCGGAGCCGGACTGACGCCTGCTGCCATTGGACAACGCTATCTGTTTACCGAGGCCACCGGTACCTTTGATGAGGGCAATGCCGCGGCCTGGGCAGGTGTCAACGGACAACCCCTGGTGGCACGAGCCAACGACATTGTAGAATATGACGGCACACGCTGGCAGATTTCTTTTGACTCCTCTTCAAGTCCAGATAATATACAGTATGTCACAAACATTACCACAGAAATACAGTACCGCTGGACCGGATCAGCTTGGGTCAAATCATATCAAGGACTTTATCCAGGAGGCACATGGAGCCTAGTATTGTAAAAGCCGTAGGAGTTTGGTTTTATGCCATATCAACCCAACGGTATCTTTATCTCATGCGCAGTGATCCCAAACACCCTGGGGCCTGGGGCCTGCCAGGAGGACGTGCCGAATCTGGTGAAACACTTTTAGCGGCCATTAATCGAGAGTGTCAAGAAGAATTGGGCAACATGCCTGAATATCATCGCATGATACCATTGGAAAAGTTTACCACAGCCGACTCAGGTTTTGAATATCATACTTTTTTTTGCACTGTATCCGACGAATTTAAACCTCGTCTCAACTCTGAACACACTGGCTATGCCTGGATTGATTCAGGCACATGGCCGAGACCCATGCACCCTGGTTTATGGTCGACTGTGAATTTTCAAGCGGTGCAGAGCAAAATCATGACCATTGAAGCCACAATTCAAACGTCGCAGTAGCCAACAAAGTCACGATAAGACATGCATTGTGCATTGGCAGGTTCAAGCCAGGCATCGTACATGTTGGTAGACTCACCAACAAAATAAAATCGCACTCCTGGATAGGCATCAATCACACGCCTGATCTGCTGATGCCAAGTGCCGCTTTCCACAAGTGTTTCGTTGTTGTAGCCCAGCAAAAATATTTCTTGGTGACCATCAAAAGCAGCCAGATAAGGCAAAGTGGCTATGTCCAACAAGCCAGGCGCCCAAGGGATTAGATAAAATTCTCCCGGTTGTGCCAGACAACGACGAGCTGTAGTATATACAATGTTTTTTTCTGTGTATCCTGAATCTTTCAATATCGTCAGTTGCTCGGCACGTGTTTCCACAGCAAAATCCAGACGCATGCTGGATGCTATGTCCCCTGTACCGTAGGTTTGTAGTTTTTTTGATCCCAACAATCCGCCACGATGACGGGCCAGTCTGGTATGATCAAATTGCCAAGCGTCAAATGCTGACCCAATGCAGGCAGCACGACCTGATATGTGATGATTTTCAATGGGATTCGCTACAAATTCTCGAGTCTGAGTTTTTTTACCGCCCGACCAGCGAGTTTCCACTATCACAAATTCGCCTGGATAGTCCGATCTGTATCGGGCCTGCATTAGAATCTTCCTACAGCTATTTCTATGGTTCCTATGGAATCGCTGGCGTGATCCTGCAATGCCTTGCCAACAATGCATCCTGGTACGAATTTTTCTGGATCTAGTCGTTGCGCTGCGCCCGGATGGTCGCTGGATACCAAACAATCACCTTTGGATATCTGGCCTATCACGGTGCATGGTACTCGACCAGTCAGCGCCACTGGATAGGCATGGTCACCCGACAGTGCGGCATTCATGAGATGGCTGGGCCTGGTGGAAATTACGCCGGCCATGCGTGGACTGTGATTGGTAGTGCTGATGGTGATTTCTTGTGTGCCACCAAATTCCACCACGGTTCCAGCATGCAGTGGTTGGTCACTCAAATACATTTCGGCCAAGTCAGCGTACTGTGCCGAAGTGGCCTTGGCAAACACAGTGTTAAAGTATCCGGTGGCGCTGCCGATGTTGCCAACTCCGTTGGCTTGTCCATTGACGATGTTTTTGTTGGCTATGATAACGCCAGAGCCATCAGGATTCAAACATATATTGCCATTGGCGCCGGTGTTGATAAAAATACCAGCAGTATCAACAATGTTACCAGTCAAGGTTATATTAGCAGCTGTGATTATAGCTCCAGTGGCCGTGATCAAGCCTGCAGTGATTAGATTGCCGCCGGTGACGTTGCCCGACGCACTCAAGTTAGTGGGACTGAATGTGCCCGCTGTTAGTGTGCCCGAAGCAATCACGTTGTTACCGGTGATGTTGCCCGAAGCTGATATACCTGTTGTTCCGTCTAAACTCAATGGCATTTTTTAGTCCTTTTATCCTATATTTAGTTGCTTGTGATCCTTATGCGCCCGAATAAGTGTACAAGGTACTGGCATCGGGCACAGTGATGTTGTAGCCATCGTTCACGGTCACTGGCCCGATCAGCAGGGCATTCACAGCATTGGCCACGGATACATTGGCATTCAGCGTTTTGGGTCCGGCAAATGTGCCGTACATGGTCAATGAGCCCAGATTTATAACCACAGTGTTGGCCTGTCCGGCCACGCTCATGGCAATGTTGCCCGAGCTTACAGGTATGTCAATGCTGGTAGCACCGTTGGCTATGCTATTGCTGGTGCCTGCGCTGAGTCCGGTCAAGAACGCACCGTTTCCTACAAAGAAGTTACCAGAGACGTTGCCGGTCGCCGAAACCTGTCCAACTGTGAGTATGTTGCCACCTATTACATTGCCAGTGGCAGTGATCAAACCTGCGGTTCTTAAATTGCCACCTTGTATGTTGCCAGTGACGCTGAGTATGCCGGCAGGTATGTTGACCTGTCCTGTGCCATTGGGATTCAAGTTGATGTTGCCATTGGCGCTGGTGTTGATCCACATCTCACCTATGTCTACAATGTTGCCGGTCAGGCTCAAATTGCCTGCACTGGTGATTGTGCCGGTGGCTGATATTAGTCCAGCTGTGAGAAGATTTCCACCTATTACATTGCCAGTGGCAGTGATCAATCCAGCTGTGGTCAAGTTGCCACCTATTATGTTAGCAGCTGAAGTTATGGTACCTGTTGCTGTGATCAAACCTGCAGTTCTTAAGTTACCAGCCTGGACGTTGCCAGTGGCTGTGATCAAACCTGCAGTTCTTAAGTTACCAGCCTGGACGTTGCCAGTGACACTGACAATACCTGTGCTATCGATCTGAACTCTTTGAGTAGAACTGGTGACAAAATTAATGTTGCCATTGGTGGCATTGATGTCTATGGTACCTGCGCGGTTGTTTAACAAGGCCATGTTGGTGCCGCTATGATACAGATATCCAAAATTTGTAACACCGTTGGCAAATTCTACAATCTGATCAGTGGTGCCATTGATTGCCACTATGCCACGGCCAGCGCTGCTGTAAGTGGTGTAGGCTGCTCCCACCAAGAGATTGCGACCGGCGATTACACCATTGCCGGTGGCTGATATTACACCAGCTGTGAGCAAGTTGCCAGCCTGTAGATTGCCGGTGGCTGATATTACACCAGCTGTTAGTATGTTGCCGTGTATGCCATTGCCAGTTGAGCTCATGATGCCGGCTGTGAGCACGTTACCACCTGTGACATTGCCAGTGGCACTAACAACTCCAGTGACAAAGAGTCCGGTGTTGGCAAACACAGCCACGTTGCCAGTACCAGCAATGCCCACTGTTACATTGCCACCTGAACTGACCACTGTGACATTGCTGGTGCCGTTGTTGATGTTGGCACTGCTGGTGCTTACTCCAGTCAGCAAAGAACCGTTGCCCAGGATATAGTTGCCTGTGACATTGCCAGTGGCACTGACCACACCACTCACAAAAGCACCAGTATTGCTTACAGTCAGCACATTGGCTGTGCCAGCACTGCTTATGGTGACGTTGGCATTTGAGTTGACCACCACATTTGATGTGCCAGCACTGATTGAATTGGCCAAGTAATTTTGTGTAAACGTCAAGGCCGTGGTGCCTATGACTATGGGATCGTCGGTGATCAGTTTCCACTGTGTGTCTGCATAGATAGTGCCTTCGGTGACCATGACGATCATACCGGCTTCAATTTCGCCGGTTTCGTTGCCGTCGCTGGTGCGCACCCAGGTACCGCTGGAACCAGTGCCCACGGTTTGTACCACATAAAGTCCGTTTTGGTTGCCGGTGCTTTGGCCTGTTACAAGGACCCGGTCGCCAACACTGAGATTTACCCCATCAACCGGTGTGGGAGCACCACCACTCAAAGTCACGTTTGTGACTGTGACCACTCTTGTACTTTGTTTGTAGTCTAAATTGTATATTTGCGCGGCACGCGGTTTAGTTAAGCCCATTAGTTCACCATATTGTCACATATTTAGCCAAAAAAATAGGACTGCTCAGAGTCCTATTTTGTAGTGAAAAAGTTTTTAGTATCCGTATCTGGCCTTGGTGGCATTGTAGTTTTGTAACACCTGGCTGGCAGTCAAAGACGTGTTGTAGCAGTAAAATTCACTCACACGTCCGTTCATGAAATTGCCCGCACCAAAGCGACCCACATTGGTTGATCCGTCACCTCCGTGTGGGCTTAGATTAGCTGTGTAGGTAGCATTCAAGGTGCCGTTGACATACAGCTTCATGCCGTCGGTGGTGTTAAATGTCACAGCCGCATAATACCAGGTGTTGAGACTGAATGTGCTAGTACTGGGAAATGCCGAGTAGCTGGGCCAGTTGGTGTGACCACAATACATGGTTGATCCACCGGCAAAATACATAAAATGGCCGCCCGATTCACTGCTGACAATGTTGTTGTCAACATAGCTGTTCAGCCGGAACCATACGGTTTTGGTGTATTGTGTTGATGGCAAAACATTGGGCGTGGAGCCTGTGCCGCTTTGGCTACTAGCACTGGCAAAGGTAAAATAGGCAGGTGTGCTGCTGGTCCATACTGGACTGTTGACCAAGGTCAGATTTGCTCCATTACCTGACAGGTCTGCCCAGGTAGTGCCCGATCCTGAATAGCTGGCAGAGTTTTGAGCATCTACCCACATGGTCAAGTTGGCAGTGATGATTGGGTCTTCACCACCCACAAACCATCCGGGTCCTATGCTCCATCCGGGTCCTATTGTTACTGGCATGATGTCTTACTTATCCACATAACAAAACAGGGTCCGTAGACCCTGTTTTAGACAGTTTGCACTGTTATACACGACCGACCACAACTTCTATTGTGCCTTCTGCACCGTCAAAGTCTTCCAAGGCCTTGCCGATCACTGTGCCTACTCGAGGAAGTGCTTCGGCTCTGGCTACACCGTTGCCGGCTGACACCATTATGTCGCCCTTGCGAACTGTGCCAGTTACCCGGGTTGGTACACGGCCTGTGAGTGCTACCATGGCTGTGTGTTCGCTGACCAGGCCATCGTTCATTCTATAGCTGGGGTTGGTTGATATCACACCTGCCACACGCGGACAAGCTTCGTTGATACACAGGGTAACTTCAGCTGAGCCGCCAAACATGACCACTGTGCCCGGAGCATACTCAGCATCAGCTGCGTATTTCTCTGCCAAGTCAGCGTATTGTGCAGAAGTGGCCTTGGCAAACACTGTGTTGAAATACGATGTGCCGTTACCAATGTTGCCAACTCCGTTGCCATTGCCGTTGGAGATGTTGCCTGCAGTGAGGTAGCCTGTGCCAAAAGTGGCTCCTCCCGAAGTAAACACAGCCACATTGGCGGTTCCGCCTACTCCAAATGTTACATTGCCACCCGAGCTGACCACTTTGACATTGCTGGTACCATTGGCTATGGTTGTGGTATCCACCGAAGCCGCATCGATCGTGGCCGGTGTTGTGCCGTCAGGACCAAAGAAGCCAATGCTGTTGCCCGAGGTATTCTTGATCACTGTGTTACCAAGCGTGATCGAATTACCAGACAAGAACAAATCTTTCCAACGCAGGCTTGTTGTACCCAGATTATAGGTTATGTTGGCTGTGGGCACCAAATTGCCTGTGACGTCTACTTGAGCTGCTGTGGCCGAAGTGGCTATTATTGCATTGCCACTGCTGTTGGCAATACTGGTGACCGTGGTTGTGGTAGTGATCTGGCGTACATCAATCACGTCGCCTGCGGCCGGAGCTTCAGTGAACGTGAGCACGCAAGTTGGATCTGTACCTGCCACAGAGTAAGCCAGGGTTGGAATCTGGACCACACCGTTGATGCTGACTATACAACTGTTGGTGGTCTGGGTCGATCCCAAGGTAAATGCCACTGTTGATCCATCGCCATTGAACTGTTCGTCATCAATCACTGTAAACACCGGTACGCCCACCGAGGTCCACTCACTGTTGTCATAGACTTCCAAGGCATTGCTGGTGGTGTTGAACCGCAACATACCCGTGACCCCTGTGCCAGGACGCTGTGCTGTGTTGCCCACTGGTGTCTTGATTGACGTGGTAACCGCAAAGTTTACTATGGCATTTGTGACCTGTGTGCTTGCACCAAAACTGGCTGTGCCTGTGCCTGCGTCCACGTAGAACACGTTGGCCAAGGTATCTCCATCAACTGCAAAGTCAGTATCAGCATCGCTGCCGTTTATTGTAATCCTACCGCTGGCAGGACCATCTATGGTACCACTGGTCAAGATCAGATTGGCGCCTGTGATGTTACCAGTAGCACTAACTGAGCCATCCGTAAACAGGTTGGCACCTGTGATGTTGCCGTTGGCTGTTAAAATGTTGCCAACTTTGTTGAATGTGAAGCCTGCACTGGCTCCCAGTATATCTCCGGTGTCATTGAACTGCACTTGTGTGTTGGCACCTGCGGCATCGATGTTGCCGCTGATGTTACCAATGAAGTTGGCAGCATACACATTGCCTGTGCCGGACACTATGCCCGAACCAAACAGGATGTTACCACCCGTGACATTGCCTGTGGTGGTAAATCCACCGCTGGTGACAGCACCAGTGGCACTGATCAGACCACCTGTGAGCAAGTTGCCGCCGGTGATATTGGCTGCACTGGTAATGGTCGATGTGGCTGAAATCAGGCCACCTGTTAGTACATTTCCACCTGTTATATTGGCAGCGCTGGTAATTGTGCCCGTGGCAGATACTAAACCGCCTGTGAGTACATTGCCTCCTGTGACATTGCCAGTGGCAGTAACATAGCCTGTGGCAATAAGATTTCCACCCGACGCGATATTTCCTGTGGCACTCAGGCTTGTGCCTGTGGCAGCACCAATGTTGGGTGTGGTCAAGTTAGCACCGGCCTTGACTATGATGTTGCCGCCTACGTCAAAAGCCGTGGTGTTGTTGTCAACCTTGGCTGAAAATACCGTGCCTATCAGGCTCAAACCAGCACTGGTGTTGGCACTATAAACCTGGCTCTGGCTGAACACAGCAAATTGAATGTTGCTGACACCAAAGTTTATCAATCCACTAGGTGCGTCAACAATAAAGGCCGTGCCCTTGTTGACATTACCACCGGTGGTGTAGAAGTAGTCGTTCAAACCCAGAGCATCCACGTTGCCCAAACCAGCTGTGTTTTCCGTGGCGGCACGTGTTATCACTGTGGCATTAGACCATACATATACACCATTAAGCACAGCATTACCTTCGTCTTTGACTAAGATACGTGTGTTGGCAGTCTGCACGTTGGCCGTGTCGATCAGATTGAATGAGCCTGTGGTAGTAATCGTAGCACCAATGCCATTGCCGGCTCCGCCGGGCTGATTATATGTTATAGTTCCGCCTGTTGTAGTGGCCAAGTTGGCCGTAGTGGCTACTAATACAGCTTCATGATAAGAAATAGCTGTTGACACCAAATTGTCTACATACAGCTTGGTGGCCGCGTCTTGATCTTGTACAGGATTGATCACATTGTTGATGTAGTTGGTGCCAGCACTGATATTGCCTGACGGAGATAGAGTCAAATCGCCAGTGGCCGTGGTTATGGTCAAAGATCCTGAATCAAAAATGTTACCAGCAAGGTTTATGTCGCTGGCTGTGTTAATATTGCCTGTGGCACTGACAGTGCCTGCTGTAGCTACGTTGCCGCTGGTGGCTAGACCTGCAGCTGAAATTAGACCGGGTGTCAATATATTTCCGCCGGTGATGTTGCCAGTGACGCTGTTAACCCCAGTGACAAACACACCAGTGCTGGCAAAAACTGCCACGTTGCTGGTGCCAGACACACCCACAGTGATGTTGGCATTGACTGCGGCATTGATGTTTGAAGTGCCGTTGCTGACTGGAAAGTTAGCTGAACTTGCAGCTACGCCTGTGAGCTGGCTACCGTTACCAATAAAGAAACTGCCCGAGCCTGCGGTAATATTGCCCGCAGCACTGATCAGACCGCCTGTAAGAATATTGCCACCAGTGATGTTACCAGAACCAGAAATGGCTCCGCCGCTGCCGCTGGTCAACAAGTTGCCACCAGTGATGTTGCCAGTGGCCGTGATCAAGCCTGCAGTAGTTATATTGGCACCGGTGACGTTGGCTGCACTGGTTATAGTTCCAGTAGCACTGATCAATCCGCCTGTGAGAATATTACCACCAGTGATGTTAGCTGCAGAAGTTATGGTTCCTGTGGAGGAAATCAGGCCAGGAGTCAACAGGTTACCACCGGTGATGTTGCCAGTGACATTGAGCGTGCTATTGAGTATGTTACCAGTTAAACTGAGGTTGCCAATCTGTAGATTGGCATAGCTGGTTATTGTGATCGTGGTGTTGCTTTCGCCAGTGCTGGTGAACGCTGTCACAAACTGTCCGGCGCTTTCGTCCCAGACAAATGCTATGTTGCTTTGATTGCCACGGAAACCCAGGTAACCAATGTCCACAGCCGGAGCACCCGAAGTCTGTGTAGAGGCCAGGACAATGATTGGATCTTCAATGGTGGTTATGGTAGTGTCAATGGCAGTGCTGTTGCCCTGCACTGTGAGGTTGCCGGTGACAG